AAGTACATTTAAATCTGTATTTCCACTTGCAGTAAAATTATTTACTGATGGAGAATTTACTAAATTAATAATTGGAACATTCGCAGTTCCTCCAGTAAAAATATTCGTTCCACCCTGAACTCTTGTTTTATCATTTTCATCTGTTGTTGAAAAAATATCATATAAATCAGTACTTCCTGAAAAAATTGTACCTGCGGACATAGAATCCACTTCGATATCAGCATCCAAATTAACAATTGGAACATTTACCGTTCCACCTGTGTTTATATTTGTTCCACCTTGGACTCTTGTTATATCTCCAGCACCACTAGTTATTGCAGATATTGGAGATAATGTAAATCCACTTGTTGTTCCACTTAAAAATTGATTAAAAAAATTTGTTTGTCCTTCATATGTTGTTATTTGGCCTGTTGCACCAGTAACAATAAATAAATTATTTATATTAATTCCACTTTGTACATTTAAAAACCCTAAATTACTACCAACTTCAAAAACATCAGATTGCCCCTCAATAAGACCATATGTTCCACCAGGAGTTCCTCTAAAAAACATTCTTCCTTCATATGTATTAACAAAAGGTTCTGCAATAACAGCATCTAATGCAATTGTATTTCCAGCGGTTTCTTTCTTTCTAACATAATATCTAATTATTTTTCGTTTCATATATTTTTTACATAATCAAACTCTTCAATCTTTTATTTTTTATAAATATCAAAAAATTTTAATTTTTTTTCATATTTTGTTACGAAAAACTTTTTTTCTATTATTTATAAGAAACTTAAATAATATTAAAATGGCTGAAATGTTTAGACCAATTCCTGTGGAACAGGAACCAAAGAAAAAAAATAGATTTGTTTTAGAATTTCCAACTGAACTTGGAATTGAATCTTATTTAGTACAAACTTCTGGAAAACCATCTCTTGAAATAGGTTCTGTTGAGATTCCATACATGAACACTAGTACATGGGTTGCTGGTCGCTATGTTTGGCAAACGCTTGATATTGAATTTATTGATGTTATTGGGCCATCTACAACTCAAAAGGTTATGGAATGGGTAAGATTGCATGCAGAAAGCACAACTGGAAGAATGGGATATGCAATTGGATATAAGAAAAATTTAGTATTAAAGGCATTAGATCCAGTTGGAGTTGAAGTTGAGAAATGGACATTAGTTGGATGTAATATTACAAATGCTTCTTTTGATGATAATGATTATTCAGCAGAAGAAGTTGCTAAAGTAAAAATTACAATTCAACCTGATAGATGTTTGCTTAATGCATAAAAATTTTTAATTCTTATAAACTATTTACATTACAAATTAATTTTAATTTGTAATGTAAATTATATAAAAAAATAAAATGAACAACACAACGTTTTCTATAAAACAAAACGACACCCTTCCAACATTAACATATGCAATAAGAACAACTGGAAACCTTGGAGAAGATATTGCTTATAACCTTAGTGGAACTTCATCTGTAAATTTCAATATGATTTCAGAATGTAATGAAATGAAAATATATTCTCAAAGTGCAACAACACATTGTATTTCTGGAACATCTGGTGTTGTTGTTTATAATTGGACAAATGGAGATACAGATACATATGGAACATATTATGGAGAATTTGAAGTTTTATTTACTAATGGAAAAAAAATGACCATCCCAACCAACAATAGAATAAAAATTAATATTTTTAAAAATTTGAATAATTTTTAATCACTTTATTTGTTTATTAAATAATTTTTTCTTATATTTACGATTAATTTAGTAATACATATAATATCAATTTGTATTAAAACCACTTTATGAAAAAAAAAGAAACTTATTGCCAAATATGTGGTAAAAAAACAAAATATGATGGGAAAACATGCAATAGAGAACATGCAGATGAATTAAAAAAAATTAATAGTCGAGAAAAAAGAAAATGTATAATTTGCGGAAATGAATTTACTGTTAAAAAAGCCGTAAAAAAAACAATGTGTTCTAATAAATGCAGAGAAATATGGGCAAAAATTCCAGAAAATAAAGAAAAAAGGCTAAAAGCATCTCATTTTTCTTTGCATAAAAAATATGGTAAATTTTTTATGCAAACAGAGGAGTTTAAAAATAAATCAAAAATAACAAAAAAAGAACGATATGGGAATGAAAACTATAATAACATAAATAAAAATAAAAAAACAAAAAAAAAACGATATGGAGATGAAAATTATAACAATAGAAAAAAAGCATCAGATACAATAGTAAATCTCTATGGAGAAACACATATTATGAAACTCAAAGAATTTCAAAACAAAGCACAAGAAACATTACTTAAAAATAAAGTAATTAAAGAAAAAACAAAATCATTAAATAATAAAAAAACAAAAAAAAAGACAGTCTTTGTAAAATGTCCAGTTTGCAACAGCTTAATGAAGAATACTATGAAAACTTGTTGCAGAAAATGTTCAGATCAATATAAAAAATCAAACAACTGGGAAATACGAAAATGTAAAATATGTAAAACAGAATTTAAAGTTCGAAAAAAACATAAAAAAGAATTTTGTTCTAATATATGTAGAAAAAAATGGGCTAGCATTTTAGAAAATAAAGAAAATAGAATAAAAAATTCTCAAAAAACAATTCAAAAAAAATACAATGTTAAAAATATTTTTTCTCTAAATTCAACTAAAGAAAAATCAAAAAAAACAAAAAAAGAGCGATATGGAGATGAAAACTATTGCAACATAAACAAAGCAATAGAAACAAAACAAAAAATTTATATTAAAAATATGGTTGAAAAACTTAATAAAGATAACATAGCCTTATTAGATAAATTTGATGGGTTATTAAATAACAATAAAAAATTCATAATATATAACTTTCAATGTTTAATTTGTAAAACTAAATTTAAAGCAACTTTTTCCAATTTAAGCTCCCCAGTTTGTAGAACTTGTTTTCCATTACAAAGAAATAGTAAACACCAATTAGAAATGGCTAATTACTTTACACAAAACAATATAAATTTTGAACAAAATGATAATAACATTATAAAACCTTTTGAATTAGATTTTTATTTAAAACAACATAATATAGCAATAGAATTAGATGGTAATTATTGGCACTCTGAAATAGGAGGAGGAAAAGACAAAAATTATCACTATAAAAAATCAAAATTATCTGAAAGTAAAAATATAAACTTAATACATGTTTTTGAAGATGAGTTTATTTATAAAAAAGATATAGTATATAGTGTTATTTTTAATAAACTTAACTTAACAAAAAACAAAATATATCCTAGAAAATGTGAAATTTTAGAAGTAGATAATAAAAACAAAAAAATCTTTTTAGAAAATAATCATTTACAAGGAAATAGTTCAGATAAAATCCGAATAGGATTATATTATAAAAAAGAGTTATGTTCATTAATAACTTTTACAAAATTAAGAAAAACTATGGGCAACCCAAACAACAATAACAACTATTGGGAATTAACTAGATTTTGCAATAAAACAAATCATATTATACCAGGATCATTTCAAAAAATAATGTCATATTTTATTAAAAATTATAATCCAAAAAAAATAATAACATTTTCTGATTGTAGGTGGTTTGGATTTAATTACCAAAACAACATATTTTATAAATTCGGATTTGATTTTATTCAATATGTAAAACCAAGCTATTTTTACATTCATAGAAATAATTATTTAAATAGAAAACATAGGTTTAATTATAGAAAAGAAATTTTAAAAAAAGAATTGAATATTTCTAAATTTAATTCTAAAAACAAAACAGAATGGGAAATGGCTAAAGAATTAAAATTAGACAGAATTTGGGATTGTGGCAAAATGAAATTTGAATTAAACTTAAATGATTAATCTAACAAAAAAAAAGAGTGATAATTATCACTCTTTTTAATTAAAACATTATTTTATTTAATATTTTAAAAATCCTCGAAATTAGCACCAGTAGGTAAAATCTGGAATGTTAAATCAATATATTCAGCCGTCCTAGATGGTTTTATTTGAATCTTTCCTATCAACACATTTCTATCAATTGTATCTTCTGTGTTATTAGAATCATCCATCACAACTTTAAATGCAGTTAAACCTCTTTGATTTTGAATTTGTAATAGCAATGGTTCAACTTTAGCTAAAAACTGATCTCTTAATGTTTGGTCATTTTGTTCAAATAATAGCGTTAAAGAAGCCGCAGAAATTAATCTTCTAACTTGAAGTAATAATCTTCTAATATTGATTCTATCAAGAGATGATTGTCTTTGTTGAAGAGTTTTTTGTCCCCATATTACAATACCTTGTTGAACGAAACTTGCAATTGGATTAATTCTTCCTTCATAAAGGACATCTCTATATAATTTAGTTAATTTAACTTCTGTTTTCTTTATACTTGAACCTGCTGTTCCTCTGCTAAGACCTGCTGGTGCAAACCAAGGAGCATTTTTATTATCAGTCAAAGCTAATGATTTAACAACAAACAATGTTGGTGACTGATAAGTATGTTTTCCAGTAACTGTATCTTCTACTTGAATCCATGGCCAATATGTTGCTGCATAATTAGAATCTATTCCTGTTGATTCTAACAGATTAACAGCTTCTTCTGGTGTTCCTTTATCTGTTGAATCTGTTATTCTTGGAGAATCGATTATATAAAGTGTATCTGCTCTATCTTCAACTGCTGAAAGAGCATATTTTATAATATCTTCATTATAGCTGTAATCAATACCAGGAGTTGCTAATACATTAATATCTGTTTCTTCTGGATTTGCAAAAATATCAATTGCTTCTTTAAAAGCTGTAACATTACTTGTTAATGCTGGAAGAAATTCTTCATAAGTATTATCATAAGTTTTATACTTATTAAAACCATCAAAACCTCCAGTTGGAACAATAGTAAATTTTAATTTAGCTTTATCAGTTATACCAACTAATCCAGTTTTTGTATAAGCAGTAATTGAATTTTTATTTCCAGAAACAAAATTAGTAGCATCTGCAATATTTTCTAAATGAAAACCTTTTACAGTTGTTACTCCTGTTGAAACTGCTCCATAATATTTAAATAAATCTTTCTCAAGAGTTTTTATAGAATTTTTAACTGAAATTTGTGTTGAAGTTAAACTTGTATATCCTAATTCAGAAGTTCCTAAATAAGTTTTATTCACTGAATCTCCTGATAAATAAGTTGTTTTATAATAAAGATCTGGAGCATTTCCATCACTGCCAGTTTCTTCACCTCTAAAAGTATATCCTCTAAATCCAGCAGGAACTGTATTGTTTGGATATAGTTCTGCTAATTCTATCTTTACAAACATAGATTTACTTGGATATTCTTCATCTTGTGTTCCAATTATTTTTCCAATATAATTATTTTGTGTTGAATCTAATGTAACATTTGAAAAGCTTTCAAGTACTGTTTGGGATGCTGTTGCATCAGTATCTTCAAATCGTCTAATATAAACATCAAACGTATAATTGTTTGGATCAATATTGGCAATTGAAATTTTAATTTCTCTTGCTGAAGCATCTCCATCAGAAACGGTATGAAATTTAAATAAATTATTAACACTTCCACCAACTACACGAGATACAATCCAAGATGTTTCTGAATTTGTATAATCATCTCTATAATCTGAATAAGCTGCATTTGTTGTATCCTTAAATGATAAATCTGTTTCTAATGTCCCTATTTCACTTCTACTAACTGCTTCTCTCACAAAATGTGAATAAACATATTCAATATAAAGATTTGGAACACCTGTTATTTGTTTTGAATTTGTTCCAAACACATTGCCTATAAAATTTTGTTTTGTTTCATCTAAAGAAACTGTATATCCACTATCAGTAACAGCTGTTAATGGTCCTGTTGCTCCACTAATCATAAAATCAGACAATGCATTAACACCAACACTTCCAATTTGAACATCCGTTTCTTCATTAAATATACTAATTCCAACTCCATCTTTTTTACTTCTTAAAATAGCTAATGTTGTACCTGATTTATCTCCAGTTGTATCTGACAAAATCAACCATGCTGGTGAATTAGTAAATCCATCTTTTCCAAGCACTCTTGAAACTGTTAAGTTGTTTGATTGTGATAAAAAAGAATTTGCCACATATCCTAAAGGATAATCTGGATGAGTTTCCCCAAATCTCAATGCAAATTCATCTGCTGATGAAATTTTTATTGCTTCAAAAGCAGGCCCTTTTAGCGTTTTTCCTACTGCACCTAGTCTAGTTAAACCAATTCTTGATGCAAATACTGTAAAATCTTGTTCTTTTGTGTAAACTCCTGGTGATACAAATATTGTTGCCATATTATTTATTTTTCTTTAGTTAATTTTTACTTTTTTATAAATAGATAAAAATTTCTTAAATCTACTTATTGTTCAGAAATTTTTATAGAAATCTTTGTAATTGTATTTATTTTTTCAAATTTATTAGGATCTATGAGTTTTCCATGTACTGTAATTGGAAATGTTATTTGAAAAATTCTTTCTGATGAGATTTCATTTACGTTATTATCTTCGTTTGGTTCATCTATTTTAGACGATATATCATATCCATTAATTTTCAAATATCCCTGTCCATCTGAATATGCTTCTTCGAATATTGTTTCATAAAAATCATCAACATCTTGTAAATAACGTGAAACAAAAGTTATATTAAATAAAACATCAACATAAGTTGGTTGTGGTATTTTATATAAATCATAACCTTTTATAGTTCCATCAAAAATTGGCACTTTTGTAAAAGTAAATTTCTTTTTTCTTGGTATAGTAAATTTTATTGGAGAAGTACCTCTTTTAACATTTGTTCTTACAATTGCAATAAATGGTTTTGAAACCTCCTCACCTTGTTCATTTCTCATTGCACTCCAATTTTGCTTTCTTTCTGCCCACTTTTCTTGTTGAACATATATTACTGGTACTTTTTTTTCAACACCATTTTCTGTAATAATTCCAAAATTCTGATTCTCAATAAATTTTTTTATTCCAAAACCAAAATCTTCTAATTCTAATTTTTGTGGCAAAAAGTTATGATTTTCAAATTGTTGCTCTAAATTTTTTCCTATATTTTTAAATGCATTCATACTTCTTTTTATTATAAATATTAAAAAAAATTTGACTTTTGAATATTTTTTTATATATTTGCATTATCTAATGCTGTTTTCTTCTAAGGGGAGTTGGTTTCAACATTAGCTGGCTGACGAAGACGTAAAAAAATAATTACGGATTTTAGTCTTACCATTTCAACAAATTTGCCTACTTTTTTTATAAGGGGGTAAGGGGGTTGAATTTTTGTAAGACTTCTGAATCCGTAAAATTAATACTAAAGAATACTTATAATAAGTATTTATAACTAAAAAATTTTAATTTGTGAAAAAAAACTTACATATAACCATTAAAAACAGAGTGTTGAAATTATCACTGGCTAAAGAAACTATTTGTTCTCAAAGTATTGGTTTTTTTAAAAAAGAAATTATGGAAAGCACTATGTATAATATTAATAAAAAAAATATTGAAAATCGTATTTGTAGTTATCAAAATATTACTGTTGGAAATAAAGAATTTAAAAATAAGTGAAATATATTAGATTTAAAGATATTCCACCAAATGAAATTAGTGGTGTTTATAATGGTGATTTAGGTAAAATAAGAAATGAAGTTGGTGTTAGTTGTTATGAATGCATCAAACAAAATGATATATATAAAATAATATTACCAAGTTTAGATGAAGCAAGTATGTATGATTTACTTGATTTTAAAAGAGATGCCATAGATAATGATATTCCAATTTATTTAATAGAAGCTAAAAAAGTTGGAATTGGATCTTGTGGAGAACCATGTGTTAAAAATATAACTATTAAAAGTCAATTAAAAATTATACAATTAGTTAATCCAAAACCAAAATATAAAATGGATAAATCAGATTTACAGCTTAAAATTAAAGTAAAAAAATAAATTTTAATATTAAAATGAATTTAAATAGTAAAACATATTTAATTAAATATATTCACCAATCTATAAACTCTTTATTAAAAGAAGAAAGAGAATTAAAAAACAAACTAAGTGATGAAATTGGAGAAAAATATATTACTATATATAGAGTTGTTAAAAATGATATAAAAAGTTTTTATAATAAAGATTATATTACATTAAGTAAAAAATTTGCCATTGAACATGTTGAAAGTAATTGTATAGTTGAACAGGAACAATATAATGTTATACAAACAATGGCTTCTTCAGATGATATTTATTATGCATCTAATTTAGGAGAATATTTTTATTCAGGAAAAAATAAAAAAGGTAAAATAATATATATATCAAAAGGAGAAGAATATAAAGGATATGATGAGTTAATTAAAAAAGATTTTGTTAAAGAAAATAATATAAGATATATAATAAAAGAAGAAATAAGGAATCTTTTCGAAGAGAAAGAGGAAATTTTTATTTCACATGACTTAGAAGGAAGAAAAGAAAAGCGTTTGCAACAAATATATAGAATGTTGCAACAAAAACACATTGATGGTGATTTAGATTTAAGAAACATAAATATAACACACCTTGGAAAACTTGAATCTATTAGTGGTTGTTTATATTTATATAATACTAAAATAACTTCTATTAAAAATTTAAAAGAAGTTGGGGGAGTTTATATTTAGAAAACACACCAATAACATCTCTTGGTAATCTAATAGAAGTTGGGGGGAGTTTAGATTTATCAAACACACCAATAACATCTCTTGGAAATCTGAAAGAAGTTGAGGGGAATTTATATTTAACAAATACACCAATAAAATCTCTTATGAATTTAGAAGAAGTTGGTGGTGGTTTGTATTTAGAAAATACACCAAATTTATCTTGGAATAATATACCAAAGCATTTACACAATAAAGTATTAAGAAATAAAAAATAAAATTTATAATCTATTTATAAAAAAACATTAATGAGTGATACAAATGAAATAGGAAAAAAAACAGATTCTTTTAATGAACATGAAAATGAACTTAAAGGTATAAAGAAATTTTTTGGAGAAAAAGAGGCTAAGTTTTTTCATATGGCTGGTCGTGAAATAACAGAAGAAATTTTACAAGAAAGTTTTTTTTTATATAGAATTGATTTAAAGAAAACTAAAATACATGGTTTATACGGAGAATCAAAAAATAAAGTTTGGTTGCCTGAAATAGAAATATTTGGAAGAATAAATGTTGAGGTTGATGAACCTTCATATCAAGTTGTTGGAGGAATTACTAAAAAAGGAATGGGAAAATTTACAGCTAGTATGTATATAGAACATTTAGAAGAATTAAAATTAATTGATAGAAAATCTGATAATGAAATTATATCAGGTATTAAAACTGGAGATTTTATTGGATTTAAAGGTCAATATTATGAAATACATGATGATGGTTATTCACAAATCTCAAATCAACACTCCTGGGGTGGAGATAGAAGATTTTATCTTAAAATACAAGCAACAGAAGTTGATGAAGATGTTTTTAAAGCAAGATAGGATTTAATCCAGCAAGAACTATCATTCTATTATTATTCTCATTTAAATCTTTTTTATTTAAAAATTCTGCAATTTCTTTTAAGTTATTAAATGTTTTCCGTTCCATAAAACTTACACAAACCTATACAGTTGTATTAATTTGTTGTTTACTTCTTGTTTCATTGAGTTCCGTTTGTCTTACACCATTTGGTTTATATAACTCTCCACAAGCATTGACGGTA